ATTGCACGACTAGTGTCAGTTCCTGTTCGAACTTCTGCAGAGGTAGCTAGTTCAACCACACCTGTTACGGCGTCGGTAGCGTTTTGCTTCAGCGCGGCAAACGCATTTGCTGCCGTCGTTTCACCAGTGCCGCCGTTGGCGACAGGCAGCGTGCCAGTGACATTGGAGCCCAGGTTGCAGAACGTCGTTGACGATGTTCCGGTGCCGCCGTTCGTCACCGCTAGGGTGCCCGTCACGCCGGTGGACAAGGGAAGCCCAGAGACGTTGGTCAGCGTTCCAGACGAGGGCGTCCCAAGTGCTCCGCCATTGACGACGAAAGCACCGGCCGTACCAGTGTTGACGCCCAAAGCGCTGACGACGCCCGTACCAGTAGTGATGGTTGATGGCGCTACACCGGCCCCGCCCCCAACTACCAAGGCGTTGGCTGACAGCGCGGCAGAAGACGCCCAAGTCGAGCCGCTGCTGAAGTACGGAATGCCACCAGATGTACCGGCCACCGTCAGCGCCAAAGTGCCGCTACCGGTAATGGGGGCGCCACTGACGGAAATCAAACCACCGGTGAACGTCTGGTCAACAGAGGTCACGGTTCCGCCAGAACCCGTGGACGCAATCGTGATCGTCCCGTTGCCGTTGGTGATCGTGACACCGCTGCCCTGCGTCAGGGTCGCCTTGGACAAGCCCCCGGTGGCCGTGTTGCCGATCAGCAGTTGACCGTCGGTGTACGAGGTCTGCCCGGTGCCGCCATTCGCAACCGGCAACGTACCCGTCACGCCCGTGGTCAGCGGCAGACCTGTGGCGTTGGTCAGCGTCACGGCAGAAGGCGTGCCTAGCGCAGGCGTCACCAGCGTCGGCGAAGTAGCCAAGACAATGCCACCCGAGCCCGTGACATTCTGTCCCAGCGCCGTGGCTACGCCCGTGCCGAACGCGGTGATCCCTGTACCACCAGAAGCCACCGGCAGCGTACCCGTGACCCCAGTAGACAGCGGCAGGCCCGTGGCGTTGGTCAATACGCCACTGGATGGAGTGCCAAGCGCACCTCCATTGACGACAGGAGCCCCTGCGGTGCCGACGTTGATGGCCAATGCAGACGCGACCCCAGTGCCAAGCCCCGATACGCCCGTGGAAATGGGCAAGCCCGCGGCGTTCGTCAACGTGCCACTTGATGGCGTACCAAGAGCACCCCCGTTCACAACTGGAGCGCCGGCAGAACCGACATTGACAGCCAGCGCCGAGGCGACTCCGGTGCCAAGACCAGACACGCCTGTGCTGATCGGCAACCCAGTTGCGTTGGTCAGCGTCACGGCAGACGGAGTGCCAAGGTTTGGCGTCGTCAACGTCGGCGAGGTGGCCAGAACGTTGTTGCCGGTGCCGGTGTTCGTCACCGACACGACGTTCTTGCTGCCGTCCAGCGCCAGGGCAGTGGAAGCCGTCAGGGCCGACAGCGTCGACGTTCCCCCTACAGTCAGGTTGCCCGTGGCTCCGATGCCTCCCGTGATCGTCAAGCCCGATGCCTGCAGCAGCGCCCGCTGCGTTCCAAGGATGGTGACGCCCCACTGTCCAGACGCCGGACGGTAAACGCCAGTCGTAAGCTCGCTGGCAAAGTTCAGCGAAGGCGACGAGACGGTCCCGTCGTCCAACGACAAGACAGACGCTCCTGCGGCGATCGTAGAGGCGTTGTAGAGGCTCTGAGAGTCGCAGATGAGGATAACCTGCTGCCCGGCAGGAATAGTCGCCCCAGCGCTGCCCGCAACACCCGTGGTCAAGGAGACCGTATAGCCGGCCCCAGTGCCATCCGTCTGGTTGGTGACGTAGTAGACGGCGATGGTCTGAGGCACCGTCACCGTGACGTTGCCCGTCAGCGTGCCCGTGAACTTCTGGATCGGGTTAGAAGCCTCCGAGGCCGTCAGCACGTACGAGCCGGAGGTGACCGCCTTGGTGTTCTGGCTGAAGTTGAAGTCGGTGTTCTTGCCCACCCCAACGGTGAAGAACGCCGAGCCCGAGCAGCAGATGATGGCCGAATCCGCCGGCTGAAGCGCCAAGGACACCGCCGAGTTGATCTGATCACCACCAGACGGCGCGATGGTCAGCGTGCCAGTGCCGTTGTTGCGGACCAAGATGAACCAGTTGTCGCCCAAGGTGCCTGACGAAGTCAGCGTCAGGGTGCCGGCCCCGGCGGTCCAGACGAACGTCTTCGCTCGATCGGCCACCACCGCGGTGTAGTTGGACGAGAAGCTCTGCACCGGATAGGCAGAGTTCAGCGTCGACCCAATCGTGGTCAGGCCGTACCCGTCCAGGCTCGCCGCGTCGGCCGTTGAAGTTCCCACGCCGAAGGCGATGATGCCCCAGGTTCCAGCCTCATCAGGGTTGGTGGTGATGTAGATGTACTTCGCCTCGCCAGCCGCGACGACGATGATGACATTGCCGTCGTAGTCGGCCACGGTGAACGTGTTGGCGCCCACGTTGCGGATCAGCGCATCCTGCCCGACGGACGCTTGGTTGGCCGGCGGCATGCGCAGCACCAGCCCACCCGAGGTGGCCGTGACGTTCATGATCCGCGCCGCATAGTTCGCGGTCGCGTTGCCGTTGACCGGCCACTCCAGGGTCGTGTTGGCCGACAGCGTGATGCTGCGGTAGGAGACGTCAGTCGGAACGATGACGTTGCCGGTGAACGGGCTGTTGAAGCTCATGCATCCCTCGCAATGGTTTGGCGGTCACCGATGCGGGCGACGTCCTCGACCTTCAGCACCTGCATGACCTGATCGTATTGGGCCTTCCACATGGGGATGCGCTCGTCGTTCTTCAGGAACGGCATCGCCTGCAGCAGAGCCCCGTACAGAAGCGCCTGGGGCGCGTACTGAGTGAACCAGTTCGTCTGGTTCGACTCGTCCAGAGGCTGCGACCGCTCGTAGTACAGCACCTCGTAGTTGTACGCTGCAGCCGGAGTCGGCGCCACCAGCCAGTGCGTGTAGTCGTAGTCGCAGTAGTACTCAGGAACGTCCTCTTGCGTCGGATCCGGCCAGTACTCCCGCAAGTACTCGTACTTCCGCAGCAGCACCGGCCTGCGCTCTCCGGCCACCGTGACGTTGATGGAGACCGTCTTCCGCCACCGGGCCGGCTTGTCGATCGTCGCCTGCCCCTGGACCATCGTGCTCGTGGCCACCGTCAGGTTCCCGAGAAACTTCAGTTCCGTGGCGATCACCTGCTCAGCCAGCATGATGAACGTCGGAATCTTGTCCAGCGTCGCCGCGTCGGTGCGCTCAAGGTAGGACCGGATGTCCAGCACCAGACTGTCGTAGGTCATCACTACCGCAGGCATCACCACACCTTCTTCTTGATCGATTCAGGCTGCGGGACATACTGCTGCCCGCGCTTGGTTCCTTCGCGCTTTGCCCGGCTGGTGGCCGCGTATTCAGAAGGTGTCAGCTTCTCGCGTGCCGCCTTTGGCAAGTACCGCTCTCCGGTCGCTTCAGAACCCTGGGTGGACGGTTTCCCTGAGCGCGTGCCCCAGTCCTCGCGCGTCCACCGCGCCAGGGCATTATCCGCCCTCTGAGGGCCTTTGTAGCCCCCGCCGCTACGTTGGTATTGCTGAGTCGCCATTTGCGCCTTACGGGCGCTCCATTGGCCTGGAGAGCCCCCTTTGCCAGACGCCTTGACGTTGGCGACGATGCGCTTCCACTTGGCAGGATCGGTCTTGACTGCGCTCATCTCAGGAACAGCGCACGTTCATCCGTACGCCGCCTCACAAGCCCGGGAAGCTCCCGGCCGCCGGCCTTCGTCCACTGCATGAACGCGTCAGCCGCCCCTTCAATGTCGCCGCGGTTGGCCTTCATCCTGATCTGGCTGCGCTGCAGGTTGCCTAGACCGGCGTTGTACGCAAAAGAGACCAGAGCGTCAAACCGCCCTTGACGACCAGCACAGCCGGGAACCAGACGTAGAACACCTCGCTCAAAAGCAGCGACGTCAGCGTCGAAAAGCGCATCAATCTCTTCCTTGGACCAGACACGGTTGTGCTCCGGGCGTAGCGGGTAATCCCGCCTGATGAAGCCTTCATACCCCTCCCTGCGAACCATGGGAAGCTGAATCTGGTCTTGGTACAGGACGTGCCCGTACCCGACCGTCCAGATGTGCGCCGGGCACAGGTACGGCTTTGTCCTGTAGCCCTCGTACCGGTGCATCAGCGCAGCGCCCTCCGGGCTCAGCTTCACTTCTTGCTCCACTGCCTGCTGCCGAACCAGAACCCGATGATCCCGCCCAGCATGGCCATCTCGTCCTCGCTGAAGATGATCGCCGTCACCCGGATCAGGTCATCCACCGACTGGATCAGGCCCGGATGCTTCCAGACGTACAGCGTCAGAGCAGCGTTGATCAGGACCAACTCGATGATGAAGATGTAGGTCACGGTCGGCCGCACCGTGCCGACGTAGTTGGCAACCCAGCGGCTGGCCTTCTCCAGCACCTTCTCATCGTGCCTGAGCGCCGCCTCGGTCATCTGCGCCTCGGTCTGCATCGCCACCTGCTCGACGCGGATCTCCTCCATCTTGGCCTGGGAGGCGTACCCCTGAGCCGCAAGCTGGAGCTCTCGCTCGGTCTGCAGACGCGCCAGGGCAATCTCGTGCTTCTGATCAGACTTGTTTTGGAAAAACTCCAGCAGCTTGGGCAGGCCGCTGATCAGCAGACCACCGAGGGTCGAAAGCAAAGAGAGCATAGTTACCCCTTGGTGGAGATGACATCGTCGCCGCGCTGCACGGTGACACGGTCGCCTTCGACGTTGACCTTCATGGTCGGCTCCTGGCGCTCAGGTTTGTCCAACCGGCTGATCAACTCCTTGATGATCGTGATCTCCGGCTTCTCTTCCTTCTTGGCCTCGTTCACGATGCCGTTGACCATCTGGATCAAAGCCATCGTGGCCGTGGCCACCAACCCAATCACGGCCGGCAGCGCTTCAGACGCCAAGAAGGCCGACGACACCACGCCCACAAGCACCAGCAGGAAGATCCAGATGATGGCCGTCTTGCCGATTGACTTGGCAGCGACCTCCTTTGCCGTAGCCTGGGCCTCAAGCCTCTGAAGCTCAACCGCCGCCTGGGCCTTGAGCGTGCGCAGATCAGTCAGGTCCATTACTTTCTCCCTTCTTGGTCGTGTGCATCTTGTGCCACCTGTACAGCAAGAACGCGATCTGCAGCACCACATAGACCAACGTGGCCCACAGGATCAGATCGTTCACCTGGATGCCGGCGACGGTCGCGCCAGCCACCGTGACAGGCGGAGCGGCCTTCATCGCCTCCGCCGTCAGATCGGCCTTCTGTTGCATGTTCAAGCTCATGTTTTCTCGCCACCAAGTGGCCTCCAACTGTACCCAATCACCACCGGCAGAACATCAAGAACACGCCGGTCGTGACTACCGGCGGCGGCGTTGCCGACTCAAAGTACCAGCCCAGCGACCCGTTGTTGGTTGAGTTCGCTCCGGCGTACCACGTTGTGGTCAAGTCATAGGCGCGAATGCCCGTGATCGTCAGGTAGTCAGGCGTGGTCACCGCGCCCGAGGTCAAGACCAGCGTCGCCGGGGATGAGGCAGACGTACCTGTCAGCGTCAACACTCTTCCGGCTTCACCAGCAGCGGTGAAGTTGCCAACACGCTGTGTCGTTGTGCCGAAGGCGATGGTGGTGGCACCAGTGGCCTTGTAGGTGTTGGTGATGTTGGCGAAGGTGTTGTTGCCGCTGATGGTGAGCGTGCCTGCGCCGCCTTGGTTGAGGGTGATGTTGGTGTAGGCTACGCTACCGCCTGCGAAGGTCTTGGCTGATGCAGAGGTGAGGCTGATGGTGCCGGTGCCGGTGACGGTGAGGTTGGTGGATGTGCTTGCATCCCACACAGTAGACGAAACAGTAAGCGACCATGTGCCGGTCCCTAAATAAATAGAACGAAGTGTGTTATTCGATGATGATAATACACCAGCGGTTACATTATATGTCGCTGCGTCAAAGATGCCCCTAGTTACCAATAATCCGTTTGCGTTTGACCACGCAATAGCGTCTTGTAATAAAACTGTACCGCTTGGACTATCAACCGCAATTGTTTGTGTAAAAGATTTGCCAGCGCTGGTAATCGTCTGACTTCCTCGACCAGCAAACGTCATCGCCCCCGTGCCCGTCAGCGTCGTTCCCGTACCATTTACCCAGTTGCCGTAGATCGCTGGTGTGGTTGAGCCTGTCGCCAACGTCATCGTATTCGTCGTCCTAGCCGACATATCGATGGTGCCGATGTTGTACGCAGCATTGACGGTGACGGTGGCTCCGCTGTTCAACCCCGTAGCTTCAAAGAAGCAGGTGTCCTGTGCCAACGGGAAGTCGTTGATCGCGGGCGTTCCACCGCTGCCTGTAGCCCAACCAATAGCACCGCCCCAGTTGCCACCAGCAGCAAGGTTCCAATACTTGTTCGCCGCAGCCGTGAACGTAATGCCGCTGTTGCCTTTGCAATCTCCGATGCGCGTGCCTGTTGCTGGCGCTGCTGCACCGGCTATGGTGATGTCTCTGAAGTCGACGTCAGTGAGGCTGACAGCCGCGCAGGTCAGTGTGCGTGTGGTGCCGATGATGTCAGAGCGAACGAAGTGACGCATCGTGGCGTTGGTGCCTGCTGAACAGGTGAAGGTGCCGGTGATGGTCTGGTTGGCTGTGACGCTGATGTTCTTCAGGCCAGCAGAGGTGATGCCGGTGAAGGACAGGTTGTTGAAGGTGTTGGCTCCGTTGAGGGTGACGGCGCCTGCGGAGGTGCTGGTGAAGGCTACGTTGTAGAAGGTTTTGCCGTTGCCTGAGAAGGTTGGAGAAGTAGCAGAGCAGTTAATTTGTGCTGTGCCCGCTGTGACGGTCAAGTTGGCAGCGTTGGTTTCGGTCGTGCCAAAATTTATTGGTCCGCTTGCAGACAAAGCAACAGTTCCAGATCCAAGATCTAAAGTCCTAGAATGTGCGTTGTCGCTGGAAATAGAACTCGCCGTAAAATTGTACGTATCAAAATCAAACAACCCATTAATAATGGTTATTGTAGAATTTCCTATATTAAGGGCGCTGCCTAGCGTCCATTCAGAACTGACACCGTTTACATCAATTGAGGACGCTAACGCAACTCCATTTGTCGTCAACACTTTGCCTGCGGTAGACCCAGAAAGCGTAATTACCCCCGTGTACGTTCTCGTCAGCCCTGTCGCAGGCAGCGTCACGTTGCCGTGAATGCCAACAATAGCTGTGCTGCCTGCCAGCGTCACGTTGCCCACCAACGGGCCTGCAATGGTGAGAGCTTTGCAACGAATGCCACCAGTGACAGCATTCACCGTGGCTGTGTAGGCTGTGGCGTTGGACAGGCTGTCGAAGACAACATCATCATGGCTTCTCGGCACAGACGCGCCTGAGCCTCCACCAGACCCTGTAGACCAACGAGCGGTGTCGCTCCAGTTGCCTGTGCCACCAACCCAGTAGCGTGTGCTGTCGGCAGGCTTGGCTGTGCGGTAGACAGGCGCTGCCGCCGTGCCTGTGCTGTTGGCCCCTGCGTAGAACTCACCGGGGCTTGTGGCTGCGAAGCCAATGGAGCCCATCGCAAGGTAGTCGATGCTGTCTGTGCAGGCTCCTGCGAGGATGTGCGAGGTGCCTGTGCCGGTGAGGGTGACGACGTTGCCTGATGTACCCGTCACCGTCCATTTGCCGAAGGTCTGCGTTGTGCTGCCAAGGGCAATGGTGTGGGCTACGGTTTTGGTGGAGGCAAGTTCGGTGAATTGGTTGTTGCCGGTGATGGTGAGCGTGGATATGCCGGTGGCGCCGCCGATGGTGAGTTTGTTGTAGGAGAGGCCGCCGCCGCCAAAAGTTCTAGCGGACGTACTCGTGTCGGATAAAACAATATTGGCAGTGCCTTTGTAGAAGTTTAGATTTGTTGCCCCTGCGCCGACATCCCAAATTGTGCCTGTACTTGAAAGCGTCCAAGTACCAGACCCCATTTTTAATGTTCTTAGTGTTGAGCCAGAAGTGTCAAAAAATCCAACTGTCAAATTATAAGACACTGCGTCAAATGTTCCACTCACTACTGCCAGCGATCGTGCAGAGTTAAGCGTTAGAGCGTCGGCAAGCTGTACCGTACCAGAAACACTATTTATGTTTAATGGACAACCAAATGTAACGCCATTGCTGGTTATAGTTTGAGAACCTCTTTTTGAGAAAATTAAATTACCAGCGGCACTTGTTGACGTAACACCAGTACCAAACTTCCAATCGCCATATATTAACGGGTTGTTTGAACTAGTAGTGAGCGTCATCGCACTCGTCCGTGCAGACGCATCGAACGTGCCAATGTTCCACGCCTGATCTATCGTAATCGTCCCCGTCACGCTGCCAGCGGCTTCATCAAACACAGCCGTGTCCTGCGCCAGCGGGAAGTTGTTGATGTCAGGACTGCCGCCAGAGGAAGGTGCCCAAGCCGTAGCAGACCAGTTCTGAGCGCCAGCAAGATCCCAATAGACGGTCTTGGCCGTAGGGAACGTGATGCCGCTGTTGCCGCCACAGTCGCCTGCACGGGTCGGAGAAGAGCCTGCAGCAGTCCCTGCGATGGTGATGTCGCGGAAGTCGCAGTCTGTGGCGCTGAGCGTGCCTACGGTGAGGGTGCGGGTAGTGCCGAGGGTGTCGGAGCGGACGAAGATGCGGCGAACGGCTGTGGCGCCGGCGACGGTGAGGGTGCCGGTGATGCTTTGGTTAGCGTTAAAAGACAGTACATTGAAACCTACGGTCGATTTTGCGTTAATACTCAAGTTGTTAAATGTATTTGTCCCCAAAATATTTGCAGTATTAGATGTAGTTGTTTCGGTAAAACTAACATTGTAAAATGTTACTCCTGTACCACCATTAACAGTAATCGCATTACTTGTTGTGCAGTTTATTGTGGATGTACCTGCATTAAAAGTTAAGTTTACAGGATTTGTAAACACAACTGTAGTCCCCGCGCTCAACGTCACCGTACTCGACCCCAGCGTTATAGTCCTGACGTTGCTGTTGCTGGACGACAGAGAGCCTGCGGTGACGTTGTAGTTCTTGGTGTCGAAGGTGCCGTTGGTGACGGTGAGGGTGTTGGAGCCAATGTTCAACGCGTCAGCAAGTTCGACTGAGCCACCGTAGGAATCTATGGTAATGCCAACAGGCATGGTTTTCCCGGCACTTGTGATGGTTTGTGTATTTCTTCCAGAAAATGTTGGAGTTTGACCAGATACGGTTGTGCCACTTCCGTTTGTCCAGTTTCCATAAACAACAAACGCCCCTGACGACACATTAAGGGTCATCGCATTCGTGCGCGTTGACATCGTAACCGTGCCTGTGTACGGAACCGCGCTATCAAGCGTCACCGTAGCCGACGTATTCAACCCCGTGTTCTCAATGACAGCCGTATCCTGGGCCAGCGGGAAGTTGTCTGTGCTGACACCAGCACCAGAGCTTGCAGCCCAAGCGTTGGCAGACCAGTTGCCACCAGCAGCCAAGTTCCAATACACCGTCTTGGGCGTGCTGAAGGTGATACCTCTGCAGCCTCTCAAGTCGCCAACACGAGTGCCGCTGATGGGCGCGGCTGTGCCGATGACGTAGATGTCTCGGAAGTCTGCGTCGGTCAGGCTTGGTGTGGCGTTGATGGTGAGGGTTTGGGCGATGCCGTAGGTGACGCCTCTGAACCACACTCTGCGGTTGCCTGCGGTGCCGCTGGTGGAGAGGGTGCCGTTGATGGTTTGGCGGGAGTCGAAGGTGACTTGACGGACGCCTGCGGAAGATGGTGCGGTGATTGTTAGGTTGTTGAAGGTGTTGGGGCCTGCTATTGTTAACAGATTAGAGGTGGCCGCTGTTGCAGATACATTATAAAAAGTAAAACCTGCCGCAGCACCTAAAGTAATATTCGTAGCACTATGAGTTAATTGAATAGTAGATGTTCCTGCGTTAAAAGTAAGATTGGTAGATACGGTGAATACAAGAGGATTATTACCACTCAAGGATACAGTACTACTACCTAAATTAATGGTTCTTGCAACAGAAGTTGACGAGTTAATGTCAAATGCCGAAAGATTGTAATTGGCTGTATCAAATATGCCTTGAGTTATTGTAAAATTTCCCACGGCTGAGATTGTTAACGCATCACCTAGTGTTACTGTGCCTCCCGGAGCATTAATACCAAGCGTTTGAATAGTTTTTCCGGCAGTTGTCAAAGTTCCCGTGCCAGTTATTATTAGCGACCCGGTATATGTAAACGTCATCCCTGCCGCAAGTACTAGACCGCCTGCTAAAGTAATAGGAGAACTGCCCGCCAACGTCCCCGTAAACCCAGTGCAGTTGATGGACTTGGCACCAGTGTTGCCGGTAGAGATGGTGCAGGCACCGGTGGACAGGTTGTCAAAGAACACATCATCAGCGCTGGTAGGAACGCTTGCCCCACCACCGCCGCCAGACGTAGTGGCCCACTTGGTTCCCGCAGTGCCGTCCCAGTTCGCTGTCCCGCCGACCCAGTACCTGTCGGCCATGATTACGCCCTCACGTAGCGGACGCCATCAATCTCGATGTACTCAGGCTCAGGTTCTGGTGCAGGTGGTGCCGTCACCACAGCAATCCAGTTGTCTCGGCGCTGCTCCTTCATCGCCTCAATCTCAGCCTCTGTGAAGCCGTGATCATCAGGCAGATGAAGTGCATCAGCGAACTTGCCGTGGGGGGTGTCGAATTGGAAGTCGATCTTCATGGTCATGCCTCTGTGGTCACCGCCACCACGTCCCAGCGCGAAGACGACGAGTTGTAGATCGCGCCCACGTAGGTGACCTTGTTGGCGGTTGTTGTGGTTGGAAGGGTCACGCCGACGGCTAGGAAGCCGTTGGAAACGCCGGTCGTCCAGGTCAGCGCTCGAGGTGTGCCATCGTCCTTGAGCCGGAAGATGATGCGCTGGCCGTCAGTAGGCGTTCCGGCGTCGGCGTTGATCGTCAACGCGCCCGCCTGGGCCGTCGCGGCGTACTGGTCGAAGTTGTCGCTGTTCCAAGCCAGCGGAGACGAGATGCTGGCCGTCGAACTCACCCGGGCCGTGATCCGCTTGTTGGTGAGCGTCTGCGTCTCTGCCAGCGTGACGACCGTACCGCTGTTGGCAGGCAGCGTGAACGTCGTGCCGTCAGTGCCCGAGAACGTCAGCGAGTTGTTGGCCGTGAGCGTCTTGCCGTCGGCGATCGTCAGCGTCGCGCTGCTTGCCGGCGCTGTGATCGCCACCTTGTTGATGCTGGTGGCCGCCGCAACGCCTAGGCTCGGCGTGGTGAAGGACGGCGATGTCGCCAGGGCGACTACTGTACCGGTGCCTGTAACGCTGTAGGACGTCCCCCAGGCGCTTCCCGTCGAGTTGGGAATACCAGCACCAGGGTAGGTCATCGGCGATGCGTTGGAGACGGTTATAGACCCCGCGCCGTTGGTGATGGTGATGCCGGTTCCCTGCGTCAGCGTGGTCTTGCTCAGCGTGCCGCCGGTGCTATTGCCGATCAGGAGCTCGCCGTCAGCGTAGGTCGTCTGGCCGGTCCCGCCGTTGGCCACAGAAAGCGTTCCAGTGACCCCAGTAGACAGCGGCAACCCTGTAACGTTTGTCAGCGTACCGCTAGAAGGCGTACCAAGTGCTCCGCCGTTGACCACAAAGGCACCGGCAGTCCCCGTATTCACCGCCAAGGCCGTAGCAACGCCCGTTCCCAGACCCGACACACCGGTTGAGACTGGCAGACCCGTAACATTGGTCAGGGTGCCGGAAGACGGCGCGCCCAAGGCACCACCATTGACGACGAAAGCGCCAGCAGATCCCGTATTGACCGCCAAGGCTGTTGCGACGCCTGTGCCCAGGCCAGACACACCCGTGCTGATCGGAAGGCCTGTAGCGTTCGTCAACGTGCCGCTGGAGGGCGTCCCAAGTGCTCCGCCGTTGACGACGAAAGCACCGGCGGAGCCCGTATTGACTCCGAGCGCGGTGATCACACCGACGCCGGTGGTGATGGTCGATGGAGCCACGCCGGCGCCACCACCAATGACCAGCGAATTGGCGGCCAGAGCCGCGGAACTTGCTAGGGCGCCCGTCGCTGAGTAGTACAACACCCCGCCGGACGTTCCAGAGGTCAGGCCAGTACCGCCGTTGGCGACAGCAACAGTTCCAGTCAGGCTGATGTCGGGAGTGGAACCCCCGCTCGAAGCCAGAGGCGCAGACGCGGTGACAGAAGTGACGCCGCCGGCGGCCGCTGCCGCCCACTTCACGCCCGATGCCGCTGCGCTGTCAGCAACGAGGTAATGGCCGTTGGTTCCAACCGGCAGACGCACGTTGTCCGTGCCGTCGTAGACGATGATGTCGCCCTTGCTAGTCGACGGAGCAAGAGCATCAAAAGCGCTCGTCTTGGCCGACTGACCGGTTCCTCCGTTCGCAATCGGAAGCGTGCCTGTGACTTGAGAGGCCAAGTCCACTCCAGTGAGCGAACCGCCGAGCGTCAGGTTGCCAGAAGACGTCACCGTGCCGGTCAGGGTGATGCCGTTGACGCTTCCAGTGCCCGACACGGACGTCACGGTGCCGACGGACGTGGCGGCAATCGTGATGCTGCCGCCGCCATTGGTGATGGAAATGCCAGACCCGGCAGTCAGCGTCGACTTGACCAGCGTATTGCCGGCAGTGCTGCCGATGAGTAGCTCACCATCGTCAAAGGTGGCTTGACCCGTTCCACCATGGTCGACGGCCAACACGCCGCCCAGCACTATGTTCCCGGTGGTCGCCGAAGCAGGAGTAAGCCCAGTGGGTCCGCCGCTGAAAGAACTGACGGTCGCGCTGACCGCTGAGAACTGAACCCAAGATCCGCCGGCGTACCCTTCAAACGCGCCCAGATCGGTGTTGTAGCGCACGTAGCCGTTCGTGTTGGGATTGCGCTCAGCAGTCGTCCCGGTAGGCAGCTTCATGCCACCAGTACCCGGGATGATCGGGTTGTCCGCCAGCCCCACCGTCGGGTTGGCCAAGGCGCCCGTCCCGTTGGTCACGTCGATCTCGCTGGCCGTGCCCAACAGCACCCGCGGGTTCAGATTTGAACCGTCCGACGACACCAACCCGGGCCCAGACAGGTTTGCCAGATCGGCCGCCAGCCCGGTCAGGGCGAACGTCGGATTGCCCGCCACCCCATTGCCGTTGGTGATGCTCAGCCCCAGGCCAGAGGCCGTCAGCGTCCGCGCCACGACGGTCACGCCGCCCGTCTTCGCCACGATGCCCGTCAAGGCCGTTTCCAGGCTCCCAGAGGCGCCGTTGAGGCTCAGGGCAAGGGTGGATAGGGCTCCGCTGTCCGCAAGCCCCAGGCCAGCTCCTGCGGTCAGCCGGCGGCTGTTGGGAAGCGTTGGCTCTTGATTCAGCGTCAGGAACGTCTGGAACTGCGACGGCGAGGCAGCAAGAGCCGCCGTCGTGGTCTGCCTTGTTTGACCATCCTGCACGATCGGCACCGCTTCAGTGCCCACAATCGGGCCAGCGGCCGGTAGCTGAGTGATGGTTACGTTAGGCATTTAACCCTCTGGTTGAACGTCAATGCCGTCCAAGTTCCCGTTCTGAGACGGCGCCTGCGTCCCCTGCTGCGTGGAAATGACGGCGCCCCCATACGGGCCGGTGATCAGGGAATTGTCCTTGACAGCGACGCTGACGTCCGGCCGCGGGAAACGGATGGTGATCTTCTCGGTCTTGCGGGCAGGCAGACGGTACGGGTCCTTGTCGTCAGCGCAGCCCTGCCCACACACCTGCAGCCCAGGGAAGTTGGGATCCGGCCGCATCTCCGCGTGGGCACGCTTCATGCGACACCTGTCGCAAACTGCGATTGCGAGGTCAGAGTTCCCGAGGGTATCAAGAAAGCGCGGCATTTGCGCCTCCACCAACACCAACCAGCATCTTGCCGTTCAAGATGTTAGAAATGGCTCCCATTGAGTACCCCGTTGCCTGCTGAATTTCGGCATACGTTTTACCTTGAGATCTCAACAGCCTAACCTGAGTTGCTCTATTTTCCGCCGCAGCACGGCGAACAATCAAACTTTTTTGATTTGCATGCCGTCGGTTTTGCTTGATTGGAGCCGCATACTCTACGTCTTGAGACATGCGTCGCCTGAACGTCTCGCCAACTTTTGCTTGATAACCTTCTTGACGGTTCGCGGTAGCTCTAGAGCGAACCCCGCGCATCCTTTGATCAAATTCCGGATCTTTTTGTCTCCGTTCTTTGATCTTTGCCTCTCGATCTACGCTGAAACGTGTGTAGACGTCAGCGTCTTCAATTTTTTGAAGCCAGTTGCTTGCCCACAAGTCTCTAATGTTGCCGTACATGCGATAACGAACCAAATGTGCAATCGCATGGTCGATCGGGTGTAGCAGCACCAGATTCTCAGGCGCATCCGTTCCTCCCTGATACCTCGGGACGATGTGGTGCCGGTGGAACCCCGAGAGCAAGTTCATCGCTATCTTGCTCCGATCATCAGCGTGTATATACCGAAATATTCGGCGCGAAGTAGATGGGCGACTTGTCGCGCTCCTCCTGCTCCGCAAGCATGAGGTACTTCTCTGCCTGCCCCTCTAGGTACTGGATGCGGTCCATCGGAATGCCAGGCAGTTCCATGGCCATCTGATGGGCAAGCATGTTCTGCACCGCCAGATACCACCGCTGCGGGATCTCCAGCTCTCCGGATAGCTGCCCGACGTCCATGATCTGGCGCGAGTACCACACCGTCATCTGGACAAACGGGTCAGATGGCACCGGCCATAGATACAGTTCCGCCTGCGGAATCGTGCGGTTCAGCCAGAACTGAAACGGCTGGTTGGCCGTGAAGTTCTTGTTGGGCAGGTTCGTGTAGTCGTCGCGGTTCAGCCGCGCCATCGGGATCTCGGTGGAGTTGTTCCCAAGGTAGAACTCCCTCAGCGAGAGCGTTGAGCCATTTCTGGCCCTGATGCGGTAGTACTGAACGTCTTGACCAGGATCGATGTCGTACCAGATCCATTGGCCATCGACCCACGCCGTAACGCCAGGGTCGTACAGCGTGCTCCACGAGATGTTGTCCGCAGAGTACTCAAACACGCAGTCGATGTCGCCGGTCACGCCCGGCATGATGCCGATCGATCCGATGTACACCGAGTTGTTCGTACCGTAGTTGACGGCGATGTTGCCGTTTGCACTCACCTGCGTACAGACGGTGTCGATGTTGTTGTCAAAAGCGTTGGCGACCACACCGCCGGCACTGGACGAATATCCGCCGGTGCTGTTGGGCGTCGGCCGGTTCATGCGCCGATACAACGCCTGTAGTACGTCATTGCCCCCGACCGGCAAGTCATAGATGTACTGGTTGGCATTCAGCCCGTACACCTTCTTGCTGATGGCCCAGTACTGGATCCCGATGTTGATCAGGTTCGACAGCAGGTAGAACAACACCGTGCGCGACGCCTGCACCTGCTCCGAGGTCAACTCCTCGGCCAGCTTGCCGCAGCGACGAGCGCCGTGATCGATCAGCTTCTGGACCGATACAAGAGTCGTGCCAACAGTGCCTGAGTACGCCATCACCACCCCGGACAGTTCCAGCGCTTCATAGACGCACGAGACCGGCTTCCAGGCTCGCTCTTGCGGGCCACCGGGCCCATGCGGGCGCAGAATGAATCACGCCGCGGCCCACCCTGGGGTTGCGGCGCCTTGAGGTTTGACCCGGTCTCGCGGTTGTACTTCTCCCGGCCCTTCGCGGTCAGCCCAGCACCGCGATCAGCCGGCAGCTTCTCCCCACGACCGATGGCGAGGCTGACGTTCTTCGCCATGGCTCACCAGCACGATCCGCCGCCGCGCATCTTCGCCTCGGGCAGCTTCTTGTATGAGCGGCCCTTGACGTTGCCCGAGGTGAACTCAGCCGCCACCGAAGGCTTGATCCCGACCTTCTTCGCGAACTTCGGGTTTTTCTCGGCCGCCTTCATCAGACGGAACTGCGACTTCGACTTGGCTGGCATGTCACGGCCCGTTCTTGATGAGGATGATGTTGAAGAAGGCGCTCACCGCGTTGTTGTTGGCAGCGCCGACCGCCGTCGCGCCGATGCAGTTCTTCTCGGGAATGGCCAGTGGAGGCCCGAAGTCGTACTGCACCGACCCGTTGTTGATCGCGACCACCGCGCTCACGCGCAAGATGCCATCCGGCCCATGCTGCTTCAGGAAGCCCGTCACCGAGGTCGATCCAGACGCCTGACCAGCCGTGAAGATGCCCTCGGTCATGTAGCCGGTGTAGCCGGCAGGCACGCAGTAGTGCGCCGTGGTGCGCTGGTTGTAGCCGGTCGAGATTTCGTCGTACAGCACCGCCGGCACCCCGGCCGTCACCACGCCCGTGCCGGCGTTGATGTTGCCAGCGTTGGACCCGCCGCTGCCGACCGTCACCACGTAGAACTCGTTGACGTACAGGTACTCTTTGACCGTGTTCACGGCCGTCTGCCCGTCCAGCGTCACCGTCTCCGAGACGATGTTGTAGCTGCCGTTCACCCCGGCAATGAACACCGTCCGAGCGCCCGTGCCCGCTGCTGCGTCGTTGGCACTGGTGGAACTGATCTTCAGCACCGACGCCACAGTCGGGTGAGGAACGGTGCCGCCATCCGGCCACACCGATTCTTCCGAGGTGTCGACATCGGGGTTGTAGCCGAACACTCGGACCACCGAATGCCCTTGAATCTGGCCACGGGCCACCTGGAGCTCAAAGGGCTCGTAGGCGCCCTGGCGCGTGATGCTCGAAAACGTCGTGGTCATGTCAGACCCTCATAGGACAGCAGGGGCCGAAGCCCCCGCTGGTTCAGCACACCGAACCGCCCTTCTTGCGCTCCACGGTGACGGACTTCTCCGTCTTCGTGACCGCGCCCGGGGAAGGCTTGCGGTTGAACAGGCCTCGCACCGCCCTCGGGATTGCCGAGAAGATGCTTCCCTCGCCCTTGGCCCGATCAGCCTCGGACGCCTTGTAGGCCCGCTCGTTCTCCGCCTGCTGCAGCACCGACTTCGCTTCCATGGGGATGTTCATCCCCTTGATCTCGTCGTAGGCGTCGACCTTGCCACCTTCCTTGTAGGTGCCGGCCAGCCGGTTGATGCTCACCGGCTTCGGAGGGGCCTTGCGGCCCTGGGGCATCGCCACGGGGGCACCGGAGTCAACACGAC